GTTTCTGGTAATATACCCTGTTCAAATGCTTTGAGCTTGTCTCTGCTAAATCCAGAGAACTCTTGTATCAGTGCTACAGAGTCTACTTTCTTTTCTGTAGATAGCAAACCAGATATCTTCATCAGTGTCTCCAAGGCTCTAAGCTTATCATTGTCTTTTGCATCTTTTTTATCTACAACATCTTTGGTATTCTCTAGTAAGTATCTTTTTGTAATGCCTACCTCTGACATTAAGTTTTCTATTTCTTTATCCACTGCTTGCCTCACTGTTTTGTTTTTAAGTAGTAGTGTTGATCTTTTCTCTGCATGGTCTATACTTTTGGTGTTTGGAAATGCTTTTTGATATGCTTCTATAGGTTCCATTCCATATGCAATATATTTTGCAAAGTTTTTCCTACCTAAAGTTAATTGACCTTTAGATACTACCTCATATCCAGCTTTTTTTGTAAATCTATATATTTCATCTTTTACACTTCCAGATTTACTTCTGCCTCTATCAAGGTTAAACATACCTATAATAGTTCTAACATAGTTGTTTTGTTTTTTGTACTCTTTTACCTGTCCTTTTTTTAGTATCTGCACTATCTTACCATCGTCTGCAAGACACCAGTCCCCTTCCTCTGCTTTCTTCCAGTCTGTAATCAGAGGTGTGTTAGGATGTGCAGTACGAAACTCTAATTCAGATTCGTAAGCAAAGTGCTTAACGCCTTTAATGGTACGGCTTAGTGCCAACTAGTTAGGCTCTTCGTCTGTAAACAGGTTAACGTCCAATATTTGTAGTTCCGGCATATTCTTCATGCGGTACAACAATTCGGATATTAAACCTATTTGTTTTGAGTTGGGGTCTATAACATCCATAAGCTTTAGTTCTGCTGATATCTCACGGCAACGCTCTAAGTTTTCATAAACATTACCTATTTTAAATTCACCAGCTAAGGCTTTTTGGTATAATGTTTTGTATTCTGACATGATTTAATTTAATAAAAACTTGACAACTATGTTTTATATAATATATATTTAATTATCCTAGTTTAGTTTGCGGTTGGTTATTTATAATAGTACTATAGTATATATAGTATAATAGTATATATAGTATATAGTATATATAATATATATATAATATATATATAGTAATATAGTATATATAGTAATATATAGTAATTATAGTAAGTAGTAAATAGTAATATAGTATATATAGTACCGCTTTTGTATTTGTAGTACCGCTTTTGGGGAAAAGTTCCAAAAATTTCAGAAAAAAATATTAGCATGTGTGTTTCTTTTGTTTTACACACATACCACCCCCCTAACCGTTTCTACGTTAGAAATCTTGTGTTAAAAAAATCAAATCCATTTGGAGCCGTTACAACTTACAATTTATATTTTAAATCTTTATAACTTCAATAATATAAGGACTTACGGGGATACTGTATTAAATAAATAAATAAATGTATAGGATACAGATTAAAACATTATATAATTTTGGACGGAGCAAGAAACCGATTAAATAATAAAATAAATAAATGATAAATAAATATATATATAATAGTAATTACTTTACGGGTTTACTTAGTTTATATAATAGCTTAGAATATTACACCCGGGGATTACACCCGTATATAATTTTTATTGGAACTATTGCCCGGTAAATGCATTTAATAAATAAGCAACCAAAAGGAATAAAAAATATTATGACTATATACGAAATAAAAAGATTAACAAAAGAAACCGCCCCTTATTTTTTCAGTAAAGACACAATGAGATTTTTTGGTCAAACCTTAAAAGATTTTAAAGTAAAAAAACAAATTGACGGTAGATATAAAATAACGGCTAAAGGTAAATATAATACAACTACAAAAAGATTTTTTAACCCTAAAAATAATGAATTGGAGAATAAATAAAATGGAAAAAGTAAACAATACAGAAATCAAATCAGGTTTTGGAAATAATAGAAAACCCGTAAAGGCTCGGCTTTGGGATGGTAAGGGATTATCCTCTTGGCAAAAAATGGAGGTGTGTCAAAACAAAGACGAAGGAAGAAATATAATAAGCATTGGCAGAGTTAAAGACGTTTCAAACAAACAAGATGCTCAATTATTTTTCCTACTTGAAGACATACCCTCACTAATTGCAACCCTTACAAAAGTTGCTGAGGATTCACAAAAGACAGAGCTTCAAAACCAAATTGATTGGCAAGTAAACGAACTAGAAAAAGGACTATAATATAATAATTGGAACAAAATTAAATAAACATAGTATATAATAATACAATCATTAATAAAACTTGGAGCAAAAAATGACTAAAAATTATTACGGAAAATTATTAAGCAACCCATTACAAAACTATAAGGCTAAAAAGAATCTCAAATTAAAAGTACATTCATATTATTTAAGCTTATCTCATAGTGATATAAGCGGATATAATGTTTGTCCATTTGCTAACAAACTAAGTACAAATGAAAACAATGATAAAAAAAGTAATTGTTCAAAATTGTGCGTTGGCAAAAACGGAAACGGAAGTTATCCAAATGTAATTAATTCTAGAATTAAAAAGACTAAGAGATTTTTTGAGGATAGGGAAAACTTTTTAAATGAGTTAGTTGAGGATATTACAAAAGCCGTTTTATATAGTGAACATTACGGATTCATACCTACATTTAGATTAAACGCTTATAGTGATATTAAATGGGAAAATATCAAAATTAAATCAATGGGTAACAAAACAATCTTTGAATTGTTCCCAAATGTTCAATTTTATGATTATACAAAAATCCCAAACAGAAAAACCCCTTCAAATTATTCTTTGACTTATTCTCATTTTGGACAAACCAAAACAACAAAAGACCAAATTAAAAAAGGTTACAACGTTGCAATGGTATTTGACTCAAAAACAGATTTACCAAAAGAATATAATGGGATAAAAGTAATTGATGGGGATGAAACCGACCTAAGAACAAAAGAAAACGATGGGGAAAATGTGATCGTAGGACTAAGAGCGAAAATGTCCAAAGCAAACATGCAAAAAGAACTATTAAAAAATAATTCATTTATAGTTAAGCAATAATAAAAAGGAAAATAAAATCATGCAATCCATTACAAATAAATATCTAAAAAGTTTATTTAATTCTATTAGTAGCGAATTAATTGAACTAGTAAACAAAGCAGAAAAAAAGCCGTATACGACTCAAAATAATTACGGTGCTTACTTACCCTTGCTAACTAGTTTTAAGTCTCAATTAGGACTAGATAACGCAGTCAAATTGTTAATTATGGCAGGTGGTAACAAGCAGGGAATACTAGAAGCTAAAAAAATATTAAAATAATTTTGGAACTAATTAGATCAATAAACATATAATTAGTAACAAAGCAAAAAAATGGAGTAAAAAATAAAATGATATTATTAAAAAAAGATTCGCAAGACATAGTAATAATTAATTCTAATGATGTTGCCTGTATTGATACGATTCATAGAACGGATGATTATATAATAACAATTATATTTAAAAGTGGTACAAAAAAAGACTTTGAGTTTTATAGTAAAAAAAGATTTAATAAAGCTTATATGAATTTAATCGAAGGGTTAACAAAATAAAAAAAAGGACATTAAAATCTATGCAAGATAACAATAAAGAAATTCACTATCAGCTTAAAAACAAACAACTAGATTGGTTTATTGCTACAGATAAATACCACTTGCTAAGGGATAAAGAAACCTATTTAGGATACCAATTAAAAAGGGTTTGGTGTTACTTAAAATATAAATTCAATAAAGGATAAAATAGTATTATGGATAAAACAAAAAAGAAAAAAACAAAGTTGCCTGATTTCAGCCAAGATAAAAGCTGGATCGAGATTAAAAATAAAATGGGTATCGAACTAACAAAAGAAGAAAAAAAGATACTAGGGGAAAAGTAATTGAAAACTATAAAATTACATATTGATAACAAAGTATATAGAAGTTTGAAAACTGAGTTGATCGCTAAAAAAATGTATGATTCGTATGGAAGTATTACAGATATTTTTACAAAGAAAATATTGCAATTAATAGAAGAGGGTGTAGAAGAATACACCATAGAATTTAAAAATAAAAA